GTTTTAAATGTGCCTTGTTTCTACTGTCAACTATATTCCAAAGGAGGGGCTCTTCACGGCTATCGACATACCGTTTGGCCTCTCTTGCAAATGTAATTGGGTATCGGTGTATATCAGGAGTGCATAGCATCCATATATCACCATCTTGTCCTACTCCGGCCATGCCAGCAGTCTTGCCGTCAGGCACTGTAAAATACACGTAGGAGGGGTTGTGAGCCATCAAAGAGGGTAAGAGGGGCAATGGTATCCCATGGCCTTCTTCGACCTCCCTGCGGTCATCTGGACGGAGATTAGAGGCAACCTGAGCGGCAGCCTCCAATGTAAGTGGGTGTATGTAATTAGACACGTTTATAATATTTAGGTGAAAAGTCACCTTCCCAAGATATAGCACGTAATGTAGCTGGAGCTGGGTGTGACGATCGTAGTATTACATCTACGTTTGTGTTCTTTTCGTATACAGGTACAGTCTTGATAAACTCTTCTAAATAAGGTGCATCAGACACTTTGTACTCATCTAACTGTGTAGATTCGTATATCTCTGTATAGTCAGTTTTACCTACACGTTCAAGTGTAGTTTCATATAGACCTATTTTACCGAAGTGAAACTTGATTCTATGTAGCACAAGTGATGAGTTTACATCAGCTCTAGAGCTTTGGCCCTGCTGTTGTGTAGCATAGAATGTAGGAAACTTGACTTCGTAAGGGTATATATAACCTATGGTAAGTGTAACTCCTGACCAGTTACCCGGTATAGTAAAGCTTGTACCACTCACTGTAGGCTTTGCATATCTACCAACTCTTACTGAGTTAGTATTTGTATCAATTACCACGAGATCATGGTTTGGTGTGGTGACTGTATTTAGCCAGCCCACATTACTGAAGGTTGTGGTGTTTGTAGCTGAGTTAAAGCTGCCACCGCTAACAGTAGTATGATTATCCACATGAAGTAAGAAGTCGACATTATCTTGTACAATAGAGGGGTCAGTTTCAGTCTGCACTAACTTTATACTTTGTAAATAATAGTCACTATCTAAAAAGAAGTATTCATCATTGATAATAAAATGGTATATCAATGGATTGTTAAGCTTCCATTTGAACCATGCAGCCTGTTGTCTTTGCTCAGATACTTGGAAATATTTATAACCAAAAACATCATCTGAGCCTGTTTTACCTAACAATATTATAGAGTTTTCTCTAGAGTTTGTCAGTAAATCTATGTCTTTTGGTAGTAGTGTAGGTACAACTTTACTCACTTCGACTATGCTTGGTTCTCCTTCACGTTGTATGTTTGCCATTTCATTGAATCGACTAAACTTACCAGAGTTATCAACATATGCGATTGTTGTGCCTAGAGATATTGGAGGTATATCTTCGTTGTAATTAAATGTAGAGATACTACGTAGCTTTGCAGTGTCAGGGTTAAAAACTGTATCATCTGACGCAAGTAAGAATTGTTGGTTTGTACTAAATACTACCAAACCAGTGTTAGTTTCTATGCCATCAAATAGTTCTGAAGGGAACATAGACGCAGCAGATATGTCCACAGGGTCGCTAGCCGATACAGTCAAAGCTGTTTCATTAAAGAAGTCAGGAGCTCCTAATGTACCGGGTCGTGATGTTATGACATTCTCACCTGACAGTAGTGCTAATCTGTTACGAAAGAACAGCACTTTGTTTATACGTGCACCTACGAAAGAAGGCATCGGGTTAGTTGCATCGTCACCAACTCGTCGTTCAGCATAATCAAATGGTCTAACTGTAAATGTGGTTGCAGCTGTACGCTGTATAACCAATGGCATGTTAGTAAGAGTCTTTGCTATACCACCTTTTGCACACTCAGACCAAGATCCATTGCCATCTCTATTGTTTGCACCATCAAATCTAAGATAGTAGTCATCTTCATCTGACATTCTAGAGTTAGCAATCTTTACTATATATCCATGCTTACATTGATTAGGTAGGTTTTGTACGTCATTTACAGAAGTTTGAAAGCATCTCATCAAATCCTCTTCAACAACCTCTACACTAAATGGATTAGAACTAGATAGATATATACCTGTACCTATGTGTTTACCTGTAACACCTGATGGCAGATCAGCTATAATACCACCAATAATAGTATCAGCAGTAACAGCTGTATCAGCATCAAAAGGGGTAGGTGCTGGTCGTATAAGGCCATCACCGTTAGAAGATATAGTAGCATTTACTTGTGTAGTTTCTATCTCAGTTACTGTAACATCTATATATGCCTGTGAATCGGAACTATCAGCCGCAGATGCGTGCTCTGGTAGGACTCGAATTACATCACCAACAGCCCATCCTTCTCCACCATGTAACAATACAGACTCGACATTGTAGCTACATCTGTAGTTATTACCACCGGGGCCGTTTTGACTAGCACTGTAGTTAGGACTAACACCTTGTTGACCTAGTGCAGTAACACGAAATGTCAAGTTATTCTTGCCAGATGTTTGTACGACACCACTACTATTCTTTACATCTTGTATATTCTCTGATGCACCATAGCTACTCTTGGCTGTAACAGCGTATACTTCTGTACCTATACCGGGACAGTGGCCTGAGCCATCACTTTCATCTAAGCTATGACCTGTGATTTTTATTTTAGTGGCACGTGTCAATGTGGTAACAGTTGTACCATTGTTTATATTGACACCATACTGCCTACCATTTTCTGTACGTAATAGTTCTATGAACCCGTAGTGAGCATCTGGTGCAGAATCTGTAGTTCCCGTTGACCCAACGAGAGTGTTAGCATTAGTAGTATCACGATTATTGACAAAAGTCGTATCATTGATTGTTAAGAACTGTAAGTTTTCTGGTGTGCTTGTAGCTAAATAGTTTGTAACTGTTGTCTGATGGTTTACTGAATTATGTGTGTAGCTTGTAGTCATCTGTGCACCAGTTTTACAACTCCATACACGAACTTGACCATCGGCAGCTACCTGTCCTATGTAAGATCCTTCGGACTCATCTCGAAAATAATGAAACCACGAACCTCCACTCTGTACGTTAGTTAGCTTGTCAGTTCCAATTCTCTTTGCACCCGGTCTTTTAAATAGACCTTTAGTTAGGTCTGGTATTGCATTTGTTACCTCTGTTACCTGACCGGGAAACTTTAGCTGGTCAGGCTGTTCTGACATTCCTAGTGAGTATTGAGGGATAGTTTGTGTGATACTTGCCATTATCTTCTAAGGTTTCTCCATGGTTGATAGGTTTGATATGCACTATTATCTTCAAATCCAAACATACTATGGTCAGCCTGATTGCACTCATACTCCATAAGAGCAGCTCTTGCAAGTGCTTCTTGTTGAGCTAGTAGTTTGACTAACTGAGGGTTTGCAACTAGCTTTGTGGCAGCAACTCTAGATGCTCTGTATGTTATGTATCTTCTAAAGATGATAGGTAAGTCTTCAAATAAGTATAGTCTGACAACATCTAGAACCAGATCCTCTGTAAATACATCTGTATGATCTATCTTGTCATATATAAATCCAGCACGACGTACAAGATCATGTGTACGCTTTGCTTGGTTCTCATGTAAATCCATAGACAATATATCATTACCTATAGCTATTTTACCATTAACGTCTCTGGCAAACTCTACATGTTTTTCTGTGTTAAAATGCCACCCCTCTGCCTGCGTGTCTACGTTAGCATCACGGAGTAGGTTATAAATCATTGCTACTTCTGGATTATCAAAGTTAAGAGTAGTCAATGGTGATTGTCCGATAGCCCCCAGTATACTGTTTACTGCGGATAGTTCGGTATCGAGATCAATAGTTGTGGAAGCCATATAAAAAAAGGGGAGCCGAAGCTCCCGTATAAAGTATAAATTAACCAAACGCTGTTGGCTTTGTTGCTGTGCCTGCGAATAATTCAACAGCAGCAGCTGGGTTTAAGAAGTCTGCACCCATAGCTAGACGACCTAAGATTACGTCGCCTTGGTATACAACTGAAATGTCTCCAGATGTTACCTGTACTTGAGGGCCGATTGCTTCTACAACAGCAGCAGCTTCCTTCTGGAAGATAAGTCCACAAGAGTTGTTGAACTTAGCCTGCTGACCGTAGTCGTTTACGGTTACGTTGTGGTCGTCACCCATTGCTTCTTCTACGAAGTCGCCTGAGTTTCCGGGGTCTGTTACACCGGGGTTTGTAGCAGATCCAGTACCATACTTAGTACCGAAGTTGCCAAAGAAAGGAATGTTCATTGACTTGTAGATGGTGATACCAGCTATTTCAATGATGCCTTGTCCAGACTGTAAAGCGTCTCCTCTCTCGTTACGATTGATAAGTCCGTTTGACTCAACGCCCTGTATCAATTCGTAGTATTGTCTTGGGTTCAAGACGGCTACTCTTCCGTCACCAGAAATGCCTTTCTCATCTAGTGCAGCAGCTGCATCATAGAAAGCATTGATTAGGTTGGAAGCGTTGTAAGCATCAGATGCGTTTGTAGATGTTCCTACACGGATCTGTGTTCCACCGGGCTCAACAAAGTTAGTCTTTGTGATTGGGTGTGCTTTACGAGCTGATTTTGTAATCGCTCTGAAGATCTTTCTGTCATACTTTTCTGCAAGAGCATAACCGATCTTTCTTGAGATCTCTCCTCTCAAGTCATAGTGTGCTAGTGTTTCATCTAGCTCATAAACAAATGCAGAACTGATGAGTAGGTCATCAACTGTAATTGTTTTCTCAGCTACTGGAGGTGCTCCATCGGAGTTACCTAGTATGCTGTTTCCGGGAGTATGATACTCGGCGGATGTTCTACCTGTGTAGATGAACTGAAGTGACTTACCAGAAGTAAGTGTTCTTTTCATTACAAGGTCACGGGCTATAGTGTTTCTCTGGAAGCCTTTGAACATCTCACCTGAGAACAACTTTAAATAAAGGGCTCTCCTTTGTTCAGTTGTAGAAGCTGCACCATTATTAGCACCCGGTACGGTTAAAGGAGCTAGTTGGCTAGATCCTGACTGTTGTTGTGCCATTTCTAAGAATGATATTGGTTTACGTTTCTCAGATCTGAAATTTTTTTGGCCATTTTTTGTGGTCTATCCCACCGTCTAGACGGCTCAAGGTATCCAGCGTACTGGGCTCTCGCCAATAGAGATGGGAGGACTTGAACCTCCCTGTACGGCCTATTAACCGATTACTCTTGTGTACTTAATGCCACGATATACGTAGGTTACAGTCATTGTACTCTCCATATACCAAGCC